CAGCCAAACTCATCGAAGGGTTTCTATTTACAACTTTTACTGTATCGCTGAGAAGTGTGCGAGTCCCTGTTGATTGGTCAACCTTAAAGACCCTCATAGTGCCCGTGTTTGAAGAATTATGGTTTGAAGGAGCGGCAATCGTGTCTTGAATAACTCCTTCAAGGTTTCCAAACCAGCAGTCAGGAGATGAAGAGCTTTCATTCCAGCCCTTTACATTGGTGACTAAATGGCCAGAGGCCGTAACAGCTCCGATGTGGGTATCGTTTGCGTGCCAGCTCTGAACATAGTTAGTGTGCCGATGGTCTGAATCACTTGCCACATTATCGTGCCATCTTACCTCTAGAACAGCGTCTAAAGGTTTTGTTTCTGTGGATGATGAGGATAATCTGGCATCTCCGATTGAGACAGTTCTAGTCTTAGTATCTGCGGCTATAGTGTTTTGAATATTTAGCCTATTAGACATGTCTGATTTTTGGTAAAGCAATCTTTGCGAGTCGTTAAGCCCAGCAACTATCTCTATATTGTTAGAGCCTTGCTCGTCTACAGATGACTGCCCGTGAAGTGCGAAGCGTCCAATACCAATAGAGTTTGGATTATTCGCGTACTCACCCGCACTAGAACCTATGAATATGGAGTGCTCTGACGAGTCTGCATCTCTACCAGCATTAGATCCTACAAAAACAGCGTTGTCACAATTGATAGCTTGATAAGCGGCTCTGTATCCAATGTAAACAGCAGCCGTATCTGTTTCAAGACTAACGTTTGGTATTGTTGAACCATAGCCAGCTTCATTACCAATTATAACAGAAGACTTCCAGCCGGTAGCCCCGACCGCAACGTCACAGCCTATAAATACAGAATTTTTATTCTTGTCTTTATCAATAGCATTATTATTATTAGTAAAGTACGCATTACAATTTGTCTGGAAGGCAGCTTGGTTGCTACCGAGATAACCAGCAAGATCTTGCATCTTTATCTTTGACATCTTGTCTATAGAGGTATCATCATTTACCTGAAGTGCAAGAAACGCGTTATTTACATCAATAGGATCTTTGTATGTAGTAGCTTCTTTAAGAGATGTGAAATCTAAATGGAAGCTATATGTTTGTCCCGATTGTGTTCTTGAGATGCCTGATCCGCCCAAGTTGGCCTGCCCAACAATTGGGTTGGTGTTCATAAACGTGCCGTCGCTAAATCTTATACCTCCGACTAGTCTTATGTCGCCACTAACACCAACGAACGGTGTGGCAAAAGTTGGCGATGCAAAGGTGGGTGAAGCATTGGGGATATTGCCGCTTGGGTCAAGTTCAAAGAGCGTTTGGCTTTTATTGGTAGAGTTTAAAAAATCAAAGGTGAAAATATCTGGATTTGTTAATGCTGCATCAAAGTTTTGAGACACAATTTGAGATACGTTTCTGGTGCCTCTATTTCCGTGACTTATCAAGGTTTGTAGGTTTGAGTCTTTTACCCCGATATGGCCTTTTGTGAAAACTGTCGGTTTGCCAGTAGTAATGTTACGACTACTCCCATTAATACCATAAATATAGTTTCCTATTTGAAGCTTAGTTTCAGGAGTTCTTATATCATTACCGATAATAATATAATCAGTGTAATTGTCTGGCTCTTCCTCTGGAGGCAAGTTAATATCTGATAGGCTTCTAAACCCAATAACAATATTATTTCCGCCTTGTGCATTATTGAAGGATTTTGCACCGATAACAGTGTTTGCCGTACCGAAACCGTCTTCGCTTTTACCAATACCACTACCCGCATTAGAGCCTATAAAAGTGTTGTTCTTCGCCGCTTCTGCGGTGTCGGCTGTGTGGCCCGCACCTTCGCCAAAAAAAGTATTATCACGCTTGGCTGATGTGGTAGGAAAGTGAGATCCGATCTGCCTGTCTTTTGGTGTGTATTCGCCAGCAAAGGTGTTCCCAAAGCCATCTGTATACACAGACTCTGAGTTTAATTTACTGTTTATTAGCGTGAAGAGATTGCCAGCACCATCTAAGAAATAGGGCATTTCTGTCTGGAAAGAACCTCCATCAAACGGCTTGACAAAAATTTTGCCAAAATTAAGAGTGTTGCCCGGATTGACGGTTTGTGATTTTATAGATATAGTGCCGCTATTACCGGCCTGACCAAAGTTGCCATTAGATATGGTTAAGGGGTCTGTTATTGTAAACTTTCTGACCTCATTGGTTCCATGTCTAGTTTTTGTTAAGCCAATACCTATGTTGCCCTGTTCGGTTGCTGACAAGAATCCAAACTCAGACCCTTCTGTTCCGCTTGGTTCTATGTGAGAAAAGTCGATGACTGGAAGATCTGCTGCACCACCGCCGTATTCGTCATTTAACTGCGAATTGTCAAGGGATGGATTATATGAGATATGTAGGCCGGATGCTCTTACATTGCCGTTTGCGATAAGTTCAAGATTACTTCTCGCAATAGCGTGTGAAGAAAATCTAATGTTAGACTCAAGTGAAGACTGGACATTAAAGATTGTTTCTGGGACTATGGGTCTTTGGTGATCTTCTCTTGTTATATTTGTTATGCCAACAAGCCCTGATTCGCTTACTGTGCCACCCTTTCTTGAAACAGTAAACGCTTCAAAAACCTTGTCTTGACCGTTATTTACGTTTATTGATAATCTATCTGTCATTTATATTTCCTCTAATCAATAACGTTGTTTGGTGAATAAAGTTGGACGTGCCCAGTGTCTACGTCAGCTTCATAGAGTATATAACCGTTGGAGTCAGTAATGTTCTCCGTTGCTTTTGTTTTTGGACAGCCAGCCAATATATATCCAACATCGTGAGAAACACTTATGTCCTCTGCAACAGATAGGTTTGCAAATTCAGGGTACGCAGTAGAAGCTTTTCCGTCAACGTTGGTTCCCCTTATAGCAGACGATAAATCGTAACTTTCTGTTGCGGTGTTGTAAGTGTAAACCCATAGCTTACCACTAACATTTCCGTTTTCTTGGCCGTATCCGGGAGACGATACTACCACGGTTTTTCCGTCGTGTGTAATAAATACATCATGGCCAAACCTCCAAGGTGTGAAGCCTACATTCTCATAGGTCGGTGCGATAGTAGCAAGCAACTCCCAATCAACTCTCTGCCGGACATCTGCACCTCCGCCTACACCGTAATGGTGTTTGGGGTAGAGCGGAGCAGCACTGCTTTTCTTATAAACAAAAACCATTCCAGTGCAAACTTGGCTTCTTTCATTGCTAGCCGGTCTTACGTTTGGTGCACCCACAACTAAGTATTGAGCATATCCAAGTTGATCTTGATTTACAACAGGAGCATCTTTGTCTTGACCAAGATGAACAGAATATCCAAACTCAGTTTTTCTATTGGCAGGCTCTGTGGCAAGAGTGTCTTTTCTTGGACACTCTAAATAAGACCTGTGTTTTTCGTATTGTTCGGAATTTCGCACAAAGTTAAGATCGAAGTAATTGTATATATCACCAACAACCACATACCCATTGTCAAAGTACTCGTTGTCATTTGTTCCTACTTTTTGCTCTGTTAAACCTGATTTTACTTCTCCAGTAGCAGAGTCATACGAGTCAAACAGTGTGTCTGCATTTTTGCCCATTGGGGCACCAACGGCGAGGTCTATACCACGACTACCAATTGACATACCGTTCTTGGAAATTCCAAGTCTGTCATTTCTGCTTCTACCTCTCATTTGTTTGACGTTGCCGCCTCTGAGGGTCCAAATACCTCCAAAAGATTCTGTGTATAAATACACGCCTCCGCCGTCTGGAGCACCAGCAACGTCTCTATATGGAGATGAGGCTGCAATGAAATAGCCATAGCTTAGGTTTAAGAAAGATAGTGGTGATATTTCCACAGTAGATCCAAAGGCGTATTCTGTCCCCGCAGTACGTTCTATGTTGGCTCGTGCAAAGAAGTTGAAGTTTGTATCGGATCTGCTATATACGAGGAATCGCTTGTCTAGCGTACCAACAGCTAAATATAAGCCATCAGAAGAAAGTGATAAATCAGAACCAAACCCCTTGTACGTGCTCGTTAAAGGGGTATAGGGAGCTGAAATCGTTCTAGTGGAATCTTTAAATTCAGGCCTTATTTTACTAACTTCTACGGTAAAGCTATGACCATCATCTACATTGATGTCATCATAGGATTCAAAATTGTGCGTGTAGACCACAGTATTACCGTTCAAGTTCATTGCAACACTAGATCCCTTACCAACAGGGTTTAGCCGTGTTATAGGCACCTGACCAACAAGGTACAGGTTACCAAAGTCGGTTCCACCGCCCGGACCTGCTGGAGGATCAGGTGGAGGTGTTCCAATTTTATAAACCTTATCATAATCATCGTAGTAAACGATACTGAATCCTCTGGAGGCACTCACTGATTTCATTCTGCTGGTAAATTCATGAGCAACTTTAACGCCTGAATCGACAGTTCCGGTCAACAAAGTGTAGTCATAGCCTGACGGATTGCCATCAGTACCAATGTGTGTGCCTGATTGAGCAACAAAGTTGAAGTCTTTTTTCGTTGGTAGATTTTGCTTAAATATATTTTGTCTTGTAGCAAAACCGTGATTACCAGAGGGGTTGTGGGGATCGTGACCGCTAGGCTCTATAAATAATCCGTAGCATCCGCTTTGGGTTACCATAGAAAGGGTACTGTCACCAAGAACCCTATCCGTTTGTAGATGTTTTCCAGATTCAATCTGGATGGAAATATTAGATTCCCATCTAGATCTGGCATAGTGAGAATCCACCTCTAGGCAGGTAAGATCTGGATCTGGAGATCTGTAGACAAAATGGTAATTTCTTCTGTAGTCTGACCCGCTGGAGTGTGTTACAAACCCAGCACCATCAAGAGACTCGTCAGACAAAAATCCACAAAAAGCATCGTTATGAAAACCTATTTCTGAGTCACAAACGCCGCTAGTTGCTAAGTGTAAAGTCTTACAGTCGTAGGTGCATAAGTTTACTTCATTAATATTTATATCGTTACAATTAAAGCTTCCGCTTACGGTCATGTCATTAAAGAAACCATCCCATAACAACTTTTCACCGTTTTCTGTTCCGTCAGCCCAACCTAGGGAGAACTTGCCATTTTCTGAAGGTACAATATTTCCACTTACAGTAACTTTGCCTTCACCAGATGGAGCTGGTGTGTTGATAGAAACATGTTCCCCAGAGAAATGGATAACTTCATTGAAGGACGCCCAAGGGTAGTTTGCGTTACCTACGTTAAAGTTTTTAGCGTGCGAAGGAGAGATGTCTCCTGAGACCTGCAATACACCGTAATTATGAAGTTCTTGGTGTGTTGCAACACCTAGTTTTAAGTCTTTTAGGTCGCCAAAAAGAAGGGGTGTTGCACCAGAAGCTTCTGACATGGACTGGCAATCCATTCCGCTATCAATAGGGTCTACACCAAGATAAAACTTGAATTCAGCATCTTTGCCTATTCTGTTTCCAGCACCGTGACCAATTGCTATATTAAAAGAACCTGTCCTCAAAGACTGTAAGCCAAAAGAGCCTAAGCTTACATTTCCAGAACCGGTAGTATTTCCGGCGGAACTATTAAAACCAACAGCGGTGTTGTATGTTCCATGAAGATTACAGCTTAGTGAGTGTGAGCCAATAGCAGTGTTTTGAGCACCATCAAAATTTGCACCAAGAGCATAATACCCAAAAGCAGAGTTATCTACACTTGTTCTGCCCTGATATTTTAATTTACTTAGAGCTAAATCCCCAGCTCTGGTTGTTCTGGTTTCTGGGGAGGCAAAGTTGGCACTTACAACACTATTCCCGTCCAGCAGTAAATGCACAGAATCAGCTAGGTCTATAAGGCTGGTTCTAACGTCAAGAGGTGATATTAACTGTGTAGAATTATCTTGTAGAAGATCCTCGATTTTTGCAAGGAACTCAGATTTGGAGAGTATCATATTTTAGCCTATAAAGGTTAGTCGAAGCTAATTTGTAGCGTCGATGTGTCAAACTTGACAGTATCGCCGGTGTAAATAATTCTTGGATTTTCCAATTGAGCAAACATAAGTAAGTTGCCAGTTCCGTATTCACCGGAGTCAACAATAGCAACGCCAGATACCCATCCCCAGTCTACCAAGGCTGCACTACCAGCCCCTTCATCAAAAGTGAAACCTACCTTGTTTTTTATAATACCGCTTCCTGCATCGTGATCGTCCTGATCATAAGTCCATTTGTTATTACCCTCATCTGAGGGTCTTCCAAGGTTAACCCTTGCATACCCAGTATTTCTATTTTGTGAGTCACCACTGGGTAATTCTGGAATTGTAGATCCAGTGTCTGAATCTTTAGGTACACCACTGCATAAAGCGACCGCCACATTTAGGGGCTTTGGAAAGTCCTGCCCTCTAAAAACATGGTGTAGAAGACCAGATTCTAAGTAATCTGATAAAGAAGCCATTTAAATTCTCCTGAAAAGTCCTTCAATTTAGACAAAGTTACATCCTATTATACACAAAAAAAGAGCCATTCCCAATATTATGGGAATGACTCTCTTCGTTAGCACAGATGGCTTAAAACAATTAGAATGAACCTAAAATGATTCTTCTGTTGTCCAAGACACCAAAACCAAGCTCTGCAAAGCCATAGTAGCCAGCACGTTGCTGTCTGTGAAGGGTAGGATCTTCAAAGACTTGAACTGCCTGCTTCATAGGCATGATAAAGCTATCGTTGGCAGATTGATCAATACCAACAACAAGCTCTACGTCAGAAGACTGAACTGCACCACCAAGACCGTCCGTGAAGAACGTCTGATATTCTTGACCTTCGCCAAGTTCGTCTAGGTCGTGAAGGTTAACACCAAAGATTCTGGTGATAGGAGCACCGCCCTCACTAGCAGTGTAGATCTCGCGACGAGTTACTTCGTCAACCTGATCTAGACCCCAGTTACGAACGTCTTCCAACGCTTCTGGCGAGACATAAAGATCGGTCAATCGACCTCTATTAGCAGAGCCAGTATTTCCACCAGCGTTTCTACGCATAGTGGTCTGCATAAGCGAAACAAGTCGCTTGCTAAACATGCCAGCCGTTGCGTCTCCATCGTAGACCAAGATGTTGCGGTCAACACCTGCGGCCAATAGAGTGTGCCATCCGTCGTCGTTCATCTTCTTGACGAAACCAGCTTCCAGCACCTGCATTGCACGACCAACAATATCCCAACGAGCCTCACGAGCATAACGAAGCAAGTAGTCGATGCTACTTGTGATGCTGTAGGTTGGGATCATGACATAATCGCCTTCGACTGCTCGTTCAGGAACGCGACCATGACCCGGATTAGTATAGGCGACGTGCTCACCTTCAAGTCCGGGAGAAATTAAGTCGAGCGGATACTCGGTTGAAGCTCCGGGTTCGACATTAATCTGCTCAAAAATATCTCCGAGGATATTTCCAAGAAGAACACCCTTACGTAAAGGAAGTTCTAATGCTTTAGCGAACTCACGTTGTGCAGCGTAAGCTACATTCTGGTCGCTATCGCCAGATTTCTTCAGAAGAGTGATGAATTCATCACTAGGTCTTTCTGTGTATGACATTATATAGTCTCCTTTAAATTAAGGCTTAGGTGCCGTAGGTGTTAGGAAGATTGACGTAAACTTTCGCGTATCCATCTGCGTCTTTGCGGGACATGAAACGTCCAATTGCAAGTTCGCCAGATTGAGCTGCAAAAGTAGTGCCGTTACAAATACTACCTGCCGTGAAAGGAGAGGCAAACGCCAAATCTCCAGCTTTTGGAGTTCCTTCTACATTGCTAGTAACAACCCAACCACGAGTCAAAAGTGTGACTTTGCCACCCTTCTGTACTTCGTCTTTGTGTTGGTTCAGATGAGTTCTAGTCAAGTCTTTGTTGACAACATCGTTCAACAAAACTCCAACAGGAACTGATGTTGGTGTGACAGTAGCGTACTTAACAAGGTTTTCACCTTGGTCAAGTGCTGCACCAGAAGCACCAGCAATTGCTGCTGCATCGAGAACAACAACACCACCACGAGTAGCTACACCATCGTTGTAGAAGTGGCTGATGTCTGTTGATTCTTCGTATCTATCTGCTTTAAGAGCCATAATTAATTCTCCTTTATGGATTTATTTGTTAGAAAGTACGTTTTTTTCAAGCCAATCAGCAACGCTAGCTCTGGTTGCTTGAACTTCGTCGTAATCGTCCGCATCTACCAAAGTAGCTTCAGATGACTCAACGTCTTCAAATGCTTCTTGGGTAAACTCTTCTGCTTCAGCTTCAGCTTCTTCTTCAGCTTTTGCCTCTTTTTCCTTCTTCTTCTTTTCAAGAGCCTCTTTCAAAGCTGGAGGCATTGCTGCTTCAGCTTCGTCTTCCTTTTTCTTCTTATCGTCTTTTGCATACTTCTTGCCCATCGGTGCGGCAAGAATGACAGTTTCAAAGGCTTCATCAGAAAGAGCATCAAAAGCTGCGACGGTTTCGTCAACAGATTCTTCTTCATAGCCAGCTTCGAGGAGGGTAGCCTTACGCTTTTCCATCTTTGCTTTTTTCTTCATTTCGTCCATCTCTTTCATGGCTTCTGAAAGCTCATTCTGAGATGTGGCCAAAGCGTCTTCAAGTTCAGCTACACGAGCCTGAGTAGACTTAATGCTTTCATTAAGTTCGTCAATCGTTGCTTTACTTTCTTCTGCTTTAGCTTCAAAAGCTTCGACGGTGGCAGCAAATTCTTTATCTTTTGCTTCCTCAATCTTAGCTTTAATAGCTTCGTTCTCAGCCTTAGCTTGTGAAAGCTGGGTCTGGACTTCAGCCAACTGCTTTTCCAACAGTGATTGATCTGACATATCTATGTCTCCTATTAAAAGTTGAGAATCACGTTCTTCTACATTAAATTGTGCTGTGCTCTTGTCCCTAAGAATTACGCTTCTTGGGTTTGCGGGTTTTGAAACCAAGCCCTTACCAGAAAAAGCAATATTAGAAAGTGCACGTCCAATCTTATATCCTTCGTATTCGCCATCTCCTCCGTAAGCACGTAAGTGTTTACTCAGAAAGGCAGACTCTTCGTTTCTAGCTAATACCTTAGCTTCTCCGTTTGGTCCAATTAGAGCATAATCAAATCCAGCAAAAAGGCACTCCATTGAGACATACCATTTGCCCTCTTCAATCTCAGCAATAATCTTACTCATACGATCTCTGTTCTCTTCACCAGTCCAACTGTTGTAAAGAACAGCTTGTGTTATAATATCAAAGTCTTGCGGCATTTCTTCATCGTCCGCAACAGCTTTTCCATCTTTAGTTAACACGTAACTACCAGTAATATGCCCAATGATATCGTTTTCATTGTGCATAAAATTGAATTGTTTGTCTTCCGGTGTGTTTCTAGCAGCCCAAGTAGCTTGAGGCATAAACACGTCGTCGTTTTTGTTCCAGCCGCAGGAAACAAGAACAGACTCTAAATAATAGAGATCTACCTGATCTTTGTTTTGGGCTACGACCTTGTCTAATATTTTCTTGTCTGAAATAAGCTCTTCGGCGGCGACAACAGAACCCTTGTGGATAGTTGCCTCAGAACAGTAGGCAATGCTAGCAGTAGTTTTGATCTGCTCAGCAATCCCGTCTGCTATTTCTTTTTTATGAATTTTTATTGACATAATTTTACCTCTTGAGATTATACACAAAAAGATTAAAAAAATGAAAAAACATGTTTTTTTTACAGGTAAGACGCAAGGAAAAACTCTACAAACGTACCTACTACGTGTTTTTTGTAAGTATTGATAGGCATTTCTGAAGCAGAGATTTTATTGTCGTGCAAAGTTTTTTTCAATTCTTTTGGCATTTTCATCTCAGAGGATAACGCTTTGAACACCGCGTCTTCATCAGTTTTGGTCATGGGTTCTAGGCAAGAGAAAGCGTGGAGCTTTACCTGTTCCAGATTGCAAACCTCAGATTTTGTTAGTTGTCTTAGATTGCTCTTACCGTTAGATTTTAGGTAGGCATTGTTAACAACAGAAGATATATTTTCAAACGAATCCGTAGCCCAGAGTATAATGTCTGCTAAACCCGGAGTTGATTTAGGTGTATCAACCCTTTTCTTTCTTGGTTCCTCGTCTTTTGCAAATGGTGGTCTGCCACTCTCTCTTACTTCTTCTTTTCTTTTCTCTGTAGAGGATTTTTTCTCCTCATTGACTTTAGACTGTCTGTCGATTTTTTCAAGCTCTTTCTTGTGGTTTGCATTATGAAAAGGACCAGCTTTATCTGGAAGCACTTCTCTGTCACGCTCTCTTTGCTCTCTTCGTAGTCTCATTTTTTCCACGGGTGCGATTTCTTTGAATCTTTCCAATACTGTTTCGTGGCTTATAATATCTCTATCCGCTAGTTGAATAAGAAGATTTTTCTCGCTAGACTCATCTGAAAGGCTCATCTGGTCATAAGTTACATATGCAGGCTTTCTGAAGCCCATAGCTTTTCTGACATATTCTATTTCTGATTCCCAGAATTTAGTGAGTTGATCTCTGCCGTACTGAAGTCTTTCTACGAGTGTTTTCAGTGATATAAAGTTATTTGTAAATCCTCCGCTTTGTCCCGCCATTCCTGTTAATGTTGGAGGAACTCCTAGTCCCGCGTAAATACTATTCAAAACAGATTGATACTTTTCAGAACCAAGGAATTTGTAAACCTGACTGTTAGACTCGGTATATGAAAGCTCTGGACCCCAAACCAATTCCATTGTTCCGCCGCCAACGTTACTAGCTAGGATATTCCTGAGCTTATTTATTGCAGCTTTGTTTGGTAGTATTTTGTGATCTAAACTTCCTAGGGTCCAAAGTCTTATGTTAGATATGGCACCATCTAGTGCGGACAAGTCAGCTAATCTCATCTTTTCTAGCATGATAATGTCATCAAGTATAGCATACGTAAGGGGATGTGCCCACTGTTGCCAGTCATCTTTCTTGTAATAGAAAGTACTCAAGCGTTCTTGTTCAAGGTCAATTTTCTTCTCACCCCTCTTCATGGCCTGTTTAACACTTGGGGGTAAAGTGTCTAGTATCTTTGAGGGGACGGCACCATCTTTAAAGTTGTCAAAAAATGTGTTTGCAGTAAGTTGATAGTTCTTTCTACCTAAAAACATACTAACATTACCATCCTTCAAGTCTATGCTCAAAGGGTTTAAGAAATTATATCTCCAAGGAACAAGACCGTCTTGGATTTGTGGGACTTCTACTCTTATGTCATTCGCCAAAGATTTAATATAGCTAGTTATTTCTGGCGTTATTTGTGCATAGCTTTTATAAACAAACACTTGGCCAGTTCTGTAGAGATTGTTTAGAAATCTTTCAGATCTCTCTTTACCGTTGCACTTTTTAAACCATTGTTGAAAAAACTTCTCAACGCTCTTGTTTTCGTGTACAAGTTTAATGCCTTGACAGCCAAAGTCGCCCATCAAGTCTATGACATTTCTTACGATTCCAACCTTGTCGTAAGCGTCCATACACATCTTGATAATTCTTTTAGACTTCCTAGGAATTTCTTCTTCGGGTCTAAACGCATAGTAATCCTTAGACGTGAAACTTGGTCTCACTGAGCGATTTGGCTCAATGTCGAGATACTCTCTATGATAAGCTTTTGATACACCCTCGTAGGCATCTAGGCTTCCAGAGAATTGCTCAAAGGCCTTAGCTTTTCCGGCTGAGTCGTCATCGCTCCAAGTAATCATGTGGTCTGGATTGTCTGTCATTTTAAATCCTGTTTAATTGATTGCAAAACATTTTGAATGAACACTTCAATAGATATATACACAAATAATCAATTATTTAGTAAATACCGTCTACGGAGTCTGTGAACCAGTTTGGACCCGAGTATAAGCTACCACTTTTGTCTGTTTTATCAATGGTTGCAAACCCTCCATAGAAATTGTAAGATACAGGATCTGGTGCTCTTGCTAGCTGTCTTGCAGCCATGTTAGCCATTATGAGAGACGAATAACGGTCTTTTCTTTGTTTTCCTTTCTTTCCTGTTCCAACTACGGTTTCTGGGGTGTCCCACTTGTCTCTACCTGTAGCTGTCTGCGTGATTTGAATCATAGTGAGTTCATCTTTGAGATCTTCTATCTCCATAACGCACTGCTCTAGGGTGTCAAAAACTCTACCTTTAAGGCCGTCTTCTGCGTTTGCTATTCCTAAGCTTACGGTGTCAAACATTGGAAAGAGTATGGCCTTGTCTTCTAGGTCTTTTCTTAGTCCGTGGTTAGCCTCTGCTAGCCAGTCATACTTCGCAAACTGACACATTTCTAATATGTGAAGGCCTCTATTGTCGTCTGTGTCTTTTGGTTTATCGTCGTCTATCGTTGGCCAGATTGGTAGCTCGTTCTCTTCTATTTTATCTGGGTCGTGCAAAGATTCCATGACCGCTATACCTCCCCCTTGTGCATCCATAGCTATGTGAACACATGGGAAGATTTTCATGAGGTCTCTTATTTTTCTAGCACAGTAAGCATAAAAGTCTGATTCCTTGGAGAACCCGCTCTTTACCTTTTCTTTGTGTTGTTCCCTATTTGTTGTCCAGCAATGAACTATTCTTCTGTGGTCATTGTTTAATTCTAAAACAACAATACTGAAGTTGTCAACCTCAGATGCGGGGTCAACACCAAATATATATTTCTTTTCTGGGTCACCTCTTAATTGAGCTTGAAATACAATATCTTCGCCCTTAGAGTCTTTGATTGGGTCTTTTTCGTTGGATACGCACGATTCGATAAGTGTACGCTTAAAGAAGCCCTGAGAATCGCGTGTAAAGCACGCTCCAAACTCCATTTGATATATACCAGCATGTACTGTTGCCTTCGATCTGGCGACCTGTGAGGCGTCCATAAAGCCTTCTGGTAAAAGCTCGTAAGGAACTCTGATTATTGAGTAGTCTCGCCAGTTAAAATCTTTTGGAGGGTCTTCGCCAAAAATTTCTCTCAGTCTGCTTTCTTTACCTTGGCTTTTAATTATTGTCTTCCATTTTTTCCAGTATTCCGCAAAATGATTAAAGTCATAGTAGGCAGTACCAGATAATATAATTTGATTGTCTTTCTTTTCTAAAACGTTATCGCTCTTTTCTTCGACTTCTATACCAAGCTCTTTTGCTTTTTTCTCTGCCGCTATGCGTTTGACGTTTTCTATAGGATCAGAGCTAACAGCAGCAAAACCAGCGACAACTGTTTCAAAGATATCCCGAGGAATGGAAGCAAACTCATCGCTAATAATATCATTAGCTCTCTGGCCTCTAATTTTTTGTCCGTCACCCAAAGGGAGGCAAGTGACGCGAGACTTGTTGAGACGCATAACACAGCGATCAACGTCACGTCTGGGTCCACTGCTTGCATCGCAAAGGCTCCTAAGTATTGGTGAATTGTTCCATATTGTTTCCATATACTCAAAAAGAACTTTAGACTGTCTAAAGGCGGCACCAACAATTACAACCTTTCTCTCTGGGAGAAGAAGTGCCCGTATCATTGCATACAAGGAGAGTATAAAAGATTTACCAAATCCACGACTAGCTATTAGCATTGGGAATCTTCTGTTCCACATCTCGCAGAGAAAAAGGCCTTGCGAAGGTAGGATGTTGATATTGAAAATGTGCTTGCACAAGAAAGAAAAATACTCGGGTCTTGACATCAGCCAAGTTAATTTGAGATGAAAATTATCTTCGTTAAAATTTACAATGTCAAAAGGATTGAAAAGTATTTTGCTGTCATCTAGATTTAGCCAAGCTTCATCTATATTTTTTAGATTCATTTTAGACTACCTATTGATGGGTATTTTCTTGTGGAGAGGACCGCGTCAGCAAACCCATAGTAAACAGCTTCGTTTGCGTCAAGATACCAGTCTCCATCTTTTAATTTTCTTTTTAGATAGTTCTTAACCTTCTCTTGTGTTGGATCTGTATACTTCTCTTTAAAGTATTTGCCCTCGCAACAGGCGTCGGTATACACATCTAGCATTATATCTGTTTGTACTTTTTCAAAGGCCGCACCTTTCTGTACATCCAAGTAATTACCAGAGTATCCACTGGAACCAAAGTGTGCCATAAAATAAGCGTTTGGCATCATCACCCTTTTGTCCGCAGCTTGCAAGACAATACTACTCATAGACTCTGCTTGTCCGTAAGCGATTATCGTTACATACGAAGTGCATAGCTGTATAGCGTCAAAGATTGTCATTCCGTCATTCCAATTACCTCCAATACTGTGCATGTGTATTAGTATTGGATCTTTATTTGTAGCGTCTAATAATCTTATGTTTTTATAAAAATTAGCCGCCATCTTGTAATCGACACCGGGATCTTCATCTGAGTTCGCTATGTAACTATGAAGGTATATTTCTCTGTTCTTTACATCCAGCCCATAGCTGTGTACGTCTGAGATAATATCAATATTCATATTTTTCTCACTGGAGGATTTCATTGACTCTCTTAATTATACTCAAAACTGCCCACTTAGCATTTTTCTTCGAGTCGCAGAACAATACTTTTATATCGTGGTGCAACTGAAATTCCATTATCATTTTTAACATAAACTTATTCGTTACTCTAAGTTTACCCCAATCCGATTCGGGGATACTTGAACCTTCAGGGAAGTTCATAAGATCTGTTAACGAAAACTCAAAGACTAGAAACTTATAAGGAAAATCTTTCATCCTTTCTATTTCTTTGAGAAACCTAACCTGATCATGACCAACATTGTTTGCAAATTCAACAACGCTAGCTTTTCTTTCTATGCAAAGTTTGTCTTCAAGACCTTCTATGCTATAGTCGCCCGTGTCAAGCTTTCTTGATATCATTCCATTGCAAGTATGATATCTTGAGGAACTCGCGGCAAAAGAATAGCCATCCTGCTCTCTTGTATCTTTTATTATTGTAAACGGTTTTGACTTAGCCACTGTTCTTTCTCGCTATCTGTGAAAATAAAGATTCGTATAAATGTTCGTGCCCCGTTACTTTTTCGTGGCATGAACGACACAAAGTTATACCGTTTTCAACATCGTATCTCAACATAGCGGCATTTGACCATTTTCTAATATGGTGTGCCTGCAATCTGAAATTAGATCCACACTGAGGCATCTGACACTTAAATCTATCTCTGGCGTATACCTTTTTTCTCCACTCCTTGTATACTGGGTCTTCGTAGTTTCTTTTCATTGCGGCACCGTTATCTTCTTAATTCTTATATCGTGAAACAACTCTTTTACAAGTAGCGTAGACTTCTTTGATGAATCTTGTTTTAGTATTATTTGTCCTAGTTGATGATAAGCCAAGTAACATGCTTCGTCGGGATCGTTTGCTTCTACAAAAATTGTCGGGTTTTCAGAGTTATACTCTTGCAATCTAAAACTTTTAAGGCTTGTCATTACCAGTGTCAAGTCCATTGAAACTTTGTAAATTTTCATTATTCTCTTACGTCGTGATCAACCATCATTTTAACAAGATCCTCAAAAGAATTCGCAGGAGTCCACTTTAATTTTTCCTTTGCTTTGCTGTTGCAGCCTCTGAGATAATCTACTTCGGCAGGTCTGTAAAATTCTGGATCTTGGACAACTAGGTCAGACCAATCGTCAATACCTATATGTTTAAATGCTACGTCTAGAAACTCGCGAATGGTATGGGTTTCACCAGTGCAAATGACATAATCATCTGGGCTTTCCTGCTGGAGCATCATCCACATGGCTTCCACGTAATCTCCTGCATACCCCCAATCTCTAAAAGCTTCCAAGTTACCTAGACGCAGCTTTGGAAAACTGTACTGAACCCCAGAGGCAAATAACAAATCGCCTTCCTTGCAGGTTTCTGAGATATCAGTATGTTTTATATTTAGATTTTCGAGCCATTCTACAAACTCTCCAATCCATTTTGTAATTTTACGTGTAACAAATGTCTCGCCTCTTCTTGGTCCTTCGTGATTAAACAAGATTCCCGCACTTGCGTGAACGTTGTACCCCTCTCTAAAAAGTCTCGTCATGTGGTGTGCGGCACATTTTGCTATCGCATAGGGGCTTTGAGGTAAGAACTTTGTTTCTTCGTCTTGATATTTTTCAACAGGTAGCTTGCTGTCGAAATCACCTTCAGAAGTTCTCTCGTCGTAATTTCTACCAAACATCTCACTAGAGCTTGCTTGGTAAAACTTTACGTTGTCCATTTTAAGATCAACGATGCTCTGAAGGATATTAAGACACCCTTTGCCTGTAATGTCCCAAGTCAAAGCAGGTTGCTTAAATGATACAGCGACATGAGATTGAGCTGCTAGATTGTAGATTTCATCTACGTCTGCGTGTTCTGTTAGGATTCTTAAAATACTGAAGGAGTCAGTGATATCTCCTTGAATTAATCGAAAATTTGGATTCTCTTCGAGATGTTTAATTCTGTTTGTATTGTCGGTGCTAGTTCTTCTAGCTACTCCTAGCACTAAATAATCTTTGAGTAGCAGCAAATCAGCTAGATGGCTTCCGTCTTGACCGGTGACACCAAAAATGATAGCTTTTTTCATCTGTTCCTTCCTTTAGTCTTCAACTGTATCTGGGGTTAAAAATGGTTGATCCACCATCTCGTCTGTGTATTTATGAAATTTTGCAAGTCTCTCTTTTTCTTTGTTCATGGCCATTCGCATCTTTTCCATCTCTTCACCATACGTCTTTGCGACATCAGGATTGGATACCAAGTAAGCTAGCCATGAAACAAAATTCTGTTTGCTGTCTTCGAGTCTTTTGACTCTTTGCTCCCTAGTTGCTTTCATTTCTTTTAACATAGAATTTTTCTTAGTCTGTAGTTCCCTGTAGTCCTTGTTCAGGGATTCCGTTGAGGCCTTCAGAGACGCCACCTGACGCTCCATATTAAACAATGCGTCTCGATCTACCTGATCTGGATCGCGTTGCCTCTCCTCGGCTATGAGGGCTTCTAAAGCCGAAACCTGCTCTAGGTTCTCTTTATTATGCTTAAGTGCCCTATTCATTAATAATTCAAGCTTGATTAAGTCAACTACTTGTAGCTCTTCCGTTGGTATAACGTCATCTTTAAACTGTGAGATAATTCTTGCCCAATGGTATTGGAACAATTTAAGTTCATCTTCAGTAAATTGCTGTTGTAATTCCAGCCAGTATGGTCTAAAGGTTAAATCATACTTGGCTTTTTCTAATCCTTCAGGCTCTTCCATCCAAATTGGGCGGTCAAGCTCGTTTTTTGCTACTTTTTTCTTTATAAAACCGAGCACGCTGTCTGGATCTCGGTCTAGTTCGGTTGCAATTGGTTCCAAACCGAGATCTAGATTGTTTTTGATCCAATTTTCTTCGTCTTTGGAGATTCTACCCTTCTTCATTATATCCGTGCTCCTCTAAAATCTCCATGATAATCTCTATGATGTCTTCTTTTTTCTGCTTAGTAATATAAACATCGTTAATCATCTTAAGATAGTCCATTCGTGTGTCCGCAGGCATGTGCTCATTTATTAATCTAGCCATTTCCCTCAGTTCAATATCTTCGTAAGATGTTGTATAAGGATTATCTTCGTCTACTATGTTGTTTTCATACTCCAATTGTGCCGGTTGCATCAGTTTTATTCTGTCTTCGCTATCACCCGCAAAGTAATGATTGTCTCGCACGAAGTTTTTGAGCCTGTTAGATAGGTTAACACTGAGAAAATTCTCAAGAGGGCGAGATTCATCATATCTATGGAGGGCTTCCATGCAAATAATAAAAGATTCTTGTTTTAGGTCATCAACTGTATATCCATAAAAGGTATACTTGGGTGATATTCTATTACAAACCTTCTCTATTTGTTTTATTACCTGATCTTCTGTCATTCCCTTTGGGATTTTCATACTAAACTAGTCCTCCCACTTCAATGTTTTCCAAGATTCGCCGTCATATCCTTGAAAAACTTTTTTTCTCGAATTATAAACGATAGTTCCGGGTTGGGGATTGTCAGGGCGACTTCTTGTAGGTTTTAAACGTAAAGAGTTAGATATTATAATAGAGCTTTTACCAGCTAGTTCAAATCTATCTCCCTGTGTTATTAAAGAGTCATAGTTTTTAAGAAGGAGATTTTGTAGAGTAATCCCATTAATACCATCTTTGTCATGGTAAAGCATTGTGTTTTCTTCTAGATTCACCAAATTAGGGCGACCTTCACCATCAGAGCATAGCACAGTGTCTTTAAATTGAAAGAGATCTGTGATATTTTGTGGTAGACGTGTGGTTATTAAGACATCCTTGCCATTTTTTTCAAATTCAGCACTTCTTCTTGTGCAAGGTTTTCTGCCACTCTCTTTTGTATAGTAATATAAAGGTGTGATAACCTGTAAAATAGTATCTACACCTTGTTTTTTGAGTTCTGCTATGCCTTCCTCGTATACTAGCAGCTCTCGTGAGGGGAATGGCTTGGAATCATACTGTTCTATCTTGTAGAAAAACAGAGAATCTAGTGGGACCACCTTATCTAGGGCGAGTTCTTCTGGAAATTCAGGGTAATAGCTGTTGCTACTACGTAAATTTTCAGATGTAGGAGATAAAACTAAGAATTTTCCTTTATCATCGGTGACTTTACCGACAGCAAGGCTATAATTAGTTATCTTCGTCTGCTTTTGACTCGACATTTTCAATAAGTTCCTTTAATGATCCGTCTTCTTTTTTTAAATCCTGCTCAACCTCACCTTGTAGGGCGGCTGTAGCCTTCAGAACAATTTCTGATTCTAATTTTTGGGGTTCTTCTTTGTTTGACATTTGTCTCTCCGTGCTGTAAGTAAGTTCTCTACAGATATAATACACAGAAACTGCAAAAATGCCAAAAACCATTTTGGGAAAATACGTATAATCCTATAGTATATAAGCGAGTAATGGTCAAAAAGTACTCAAGTTCAGAAAATATTCGTATAAATCCGTTAAATGGGGCTGTGGTAGTGAGTCCAAGTCCATCTGAACAAGCAAGTTACATGAGAGTGTCCGAGCACTCCGAGACTAGGCAATTGAAAAATCAGGCAATGTCCCACCATGACAACCTGAACCTATGAAGCTCTTTGAGAATAACAAGCCGTTGAGAATAATTTTGTGTTGAAGTCCTAGTTGCTTGCTAACTTGACCTGTACCTATTCTTCATAGGTATAAATGGACTCGGTCCGTAGATAGATAAGGAAATAAAAATGAGAAAAATGAAGTGTACCGTGTGTGAACAGAACCTAACTGAAGATAATTTTGCTCCATCCCACAGGTGCAGGGAGCAATCTAGGTGCAGGGATTGTCTAAATAAAATAAAAAGGGAAAGATATAGGAGCAATGAAGAGAAGAGGCAATATCATAGGGAATATTACCAGAAGAATAAGCATCGCCTACTTCCTCGTGTCAAGCAGTACAAAAAAGAAAATTGGGAAAAGATAAGATCAGATCCCAGACGTAAAGTAAGAAAGTCTCAAGCAAAAAGAATCAAGAAGGCTCTTGAGAGGGCGGGTTCTGAAAAAAAATTAAGCACGCTAAAATATGTAGGGTGCAATGCGAATGAGTTAAAGGAGCATATTGAGGGCCAATTCAAAGAGGGCATGAGTTGGGATAACTACGGTCTTTATGGGTGGCACATAGATCATATCGTACCTCTTGCTCAATTTGATCTATTAGATTTAGAAGAGCAAAAGAAGGCGTTCCACTACACTAACTTGCAGCCTCTGTGGGCTGAAGAGAATCTAAAGAAAGGTGGAGGCTACTGGGCCGACTAATCTATTTACGGCTTACTTATGTGGTTTAGGTAAGACACCCCTAGATCCTGCTCCGTACTGCGTCTGCACCACCAAGGCTTTTTCACCCAATCAAGTTACTTTCTTTCCTGAAGATACAATAGGCCGGTATCTTATCTAGGCGTGCATAAATTTTTCTGCTAAAATGCATGGCGTTTTTTTTATTTTTTTTTAGTTTTTTTGCTAAATGCTATTGACAAACCTGCCGATATATGTATAATAGAGACATAACAACAACACTACTACAAAAGGTAAAACAATGAAAACTATCATCGACACCAACAACCACGGCGATTATCACCTCGTTCAAACTAGCGATTACTCGCTACAGATCGTCACCTCATCCGGCTCGATCCTTGTTCAAGGTAGCCGCGATTACGTTCAACATAAATGGAAAAATTTCAAAAATACTTAAAGTTTGCTCTTGACAAACGCCGATACTTATGGTATAATAAGATCATAACAAGTTAAACGAAAGGTTACAACATGACACGCAACGAAGCAAAACTAGAACTATTCAAGACAGATCGACAGATTGAAAAAGCTCTTGACGAATGGAAACGCGAACTAGGACAGCACAACAAAAGCTGTGTTTATAGGAAGATCCAAGGATTATGGGATAAGAAAAATACTTTGCAAAATATCATAAATAGTTAAAGAAACCACTTGACAAACGCCGATAAGTATGATATACTTAAAGCATAACAAACACAACACTTCACAAAGGTAATGACAATGAAAAGATTTGACGTTAAAGCAATCGACCCAGTTACTGGACGACCAACCACATTCCGCAGCGTTAGCCGTGACCAACTACGGCAAAACGATAGCGGCGAAACAGTGTTTCGCTACAATGACCACTACGATAGCTGCGAGGTTATCAGCGTGGTAGAAGTACCACAAGAGAAGCTAGACGCTATGCGTCGATACTTCGAGAAGTACGGCACTGCCAACGAGTAGGCCGTACCACTAACCACAACACTAACCAAAGAGGTTTTTACTATGTTTAATTTCAATCCCCAAATCGAATGTAACGACGGCTTCACCATTAGCGTACAAGCTCACGCTGGCAGCTACTGCCAACGTAACACGGAAGGCAAGCCGGTAACGGTAGAGTGCGGATTCCCTAGCACTAAACCAAAGACTCCTGAGTTTTTGCTATACGCTGAGAACAACAGCGACTACACCGA